ATTGAAATATTGAGCGGTATATCAGTGGGCTTAGATAGTTTCCCTGATAAGGAAAAAGTCGGGAGTTCGAATCTCCCCCGCTCAACCATTTGTCGGAATTGGAAATGTCGCGAAAGTCACGAGATCGGTGGCTAGTAGTTTTGGAGCCGCATGAGACATTTACATACCCCCTCGGTCAAAGGGAACGACAAAGTTTATGGGGCTGTCGTCTAAGAGGAAGGACATATGACTGAAAATCATACGGTGATGGTTTCGAGCACCTCTGGCCCCACCAATTTTTGAGGAAGTGGCGCAATGGCAAACGCGGGAAGTTTCCTAAACGGAGCATCCTGTTATCTGAATCCAAATCAAGATGACTTGTAGGTTCGAATCCTTCCTTCCTCACCAATTTCAAATCTTGCCTCATGTGCCACGTTAACATAGATTGTTAATTTATTTCAATATTCCTTAAGGGCAATCGCAGGTTCGAATCCTGTCCTATCAGCCATTTTTGAGGGAGAAGTAAAACGCAAAGGTTGATGTTTCAATAAATCCGGGACTAGCCGACACCCTAACGGGGGTGTTCTGTATCGGATGAAATATCAATTATAACTCCGCTAGTCTAAAGCGGAAATAGTAGGTTGGACTCCTACATCCCTCACCACTTGTCGTAGTTTAAACCTTACCAACCTAAAACAGTCCCCATTGGCGGGGATATGCTAGGCTTAAAATTCGGGATAGACCTTGAATGACTATCTGAATAGATGTGGCCACATCTGTTTAGAAAATTGTTCGTAAAAGGGAACCTGTTTGAAATCCCCGAAGGTGAAAGAACGTCGGTCGTGGGGACCGAAGGTTGATAACAATAAGAGATAGACGGTTTGCGTCTGACATTACTGGTGTAATCTGGTAGCACTCCCCTAACCAAGGGGAAGTTAGGGTTCAAATCCCAAAGTGTCACAAGGGACGCGGGCTGGAACATGATTGAAATCCTCTGAAGGTAATTATCCGACAAGACCATTTTTGTCTGTTGTGCTATGCACATGAATTGAAATGTGGAAGGTAAATGATGACGTGCCTGAGTCGGAGAAAGGCTTGGATTTCTAATCCAATGTTTGAGAGTTCGAATCTCTCCGTCATCGCCAATTTTGAAAACGTCTTTGGATGCTGGGTTGTTAGACCCGAAAGGGTGCGGCAATTAGGTGCCAAAGGGGTTCAGGAGCGGTGGTAAAAAATCCGAGACAATCTGAAACGATCTTGGGTGATACTGAAGATTTGTCTTCAGTGTAGCGTCCTGTTGTGAAGAGACAATAACCCGGAAAATCCTTCACTTCAAAAAACTAGTTAGAAATGACGGTAAATATGGTTTGTCTGGAAAACGGATTGCCATAACGCATCTAACGAATTGTCACGTAACCTAAAGCGTTTGGAGGGTGGGGACTAATAATTCCGAAGGACAGATATAACGTTTGTCTAGTCCGTCTACGTGATAAAGGTTTTTGGAGATTCTCAAACATTACCTTTGTTGCTATTAAAACAGCATGAATTGAAAATCTGACAAGTTCTTGTAGATCATCGGGAAGATCGGAAAGTTCCGACACGGGGATGAAAAGCCCCGGATATGGGGCATTAGCTAAGCTGGCTACAGCACTTCCCTCTTAAGGAAGATATCATCGGTTCGAATCCGGTATGCCCTACCATGATTGGGGGTTGTTCTTTACGGTGGTCTGTAAAACCATTGTCGTTATAATGTAAAGCGGTTCGGCAGATAGTTCGACTCTATCAACCCCCACCAATTTTTATTACTGTTTACAAAACAATTTCTTTGCCCCTGTAGCTCAATTGGCCAGAGCCGCTGACCCGTAATCAGCAGGTTGTCAACTCGGATTTGACCGGGGGCTCCATTTCGTTTTGGAATCTGTACAGGGTTGAAAAATCCTACCGTATGCGAAACAGAATCGTGAGTCGGGAAAGTATTGGGGAGCCTGTGGAATCTCCCCCACGTAGGAATAGCGACTATAAACCGTGTCGCTGAAACGGCACGGATGTCAAAAGCTTGGAAGGAAACCCAGCCTTTACTGGGCATGAATGCGGTAAGAACCCGTGTCCACAACCATTTCAGGATTAACATTGCGGATTAGTGAAAACAGTTAAAACTCGTTGAAGTCTGGTTTGATTCCTATCGGTGCGCAACGAGAAGATGATGTTGACAGACAGAGACTTAAAATCACGCCGGACACATGTTCCGGAATTATCGGACAATCCGGTTATCCGCAAACATTTTTAAAAAATGGGGTCTTAACTCAGTTGGCTAGAGTGTCGCTCCTACACAGCGATTGTCACGGGTTCGAATCCTGTAGACCCTACCAGTTTAGAATGGGATGATAGTTATGCGTTCGACTCCCGGCATCTCAACCAAATTTCATATCACGTTTTCAATTTTACATATAGGGGAAGGTTGGGTAGAAAAGTCCCAAGTTTCACAGCCACTTTATAATTTGCGGTATGGTAGGAAAGTTTCCTTGCTGGGCTCATAACCCTGAGAATGTTGGATCATATCCAACAACCGCTACCAATTTGACAGATGAAAGATGTCTCAAGACACGCCTATGGAATAGACCTACTACGAGAACGGCTATTATGTAGGATGGATGGAACCCCGTGACGCAACATGGGGATAGTGCCTGATGGCTTAACCGCCATTCCCGTAAAGGGCATAACGTAGATAAATGGCACCACTATTTTGTCTGTCAGATTTTATGGGGTCCTTGTCTGCCAAACCAACTGGCACTGACGAAACACTAATTGTCAGAAGACGGCTTGCGGATGGTAACGCAGGTGTTCTCCGGAACTAGAGAATTGTGAAAATCCGTTCGGTCCCCGCCATTTTTAAAAATACCCCTATCTTCTAACCGGTTAGGAATTTATATTCTCAATCTAAAATGTGGATTTGATTTCCACTATGGGTGCCAGATGGAGAAGAAATTTCGGTTAGAATCCGATACGCTGATAAGCGTCATATAGCATAATTTGTCATACTAGTTAAAGGGAATGCGGTTCCCCGCAATTTTTTGAAGATGAATGCGCGTTTGGATGAATTGGTTTAGTCAACGGTTTGCAAAAAGGAAACAATGACGCGCTATACACTTAAGCCCGTAAGCCTAAGATGCGATAAGTTCGACCAAACGGTGAGTTAATTCTTAAAGCGCAGGCGATAATAAGAAACGCTGACGCCCGGTAGTTTCCCCATTTTTTCGAGACACGGCGACGAGTCCTGTAGTCGGTGATGGACACGTGAGGATAAATCCTTGATTTGGAAACAACCTGATAGGTTGGAAACAACCTGATAGGGCCGAATTAAGATGACAAACGCAACGGTATCACAAGTCTCGAAAAACTTTTTAGAAAAACTTTTTTGGATAATCTATTGATGGGTACTTGACATCCTAACACGGTTTTGATACATTGCTGGTGTTTAAGAGATTTATCTCTGTTAAGAGAATTTGTTTCTGTTAGAAACTCGTTACTGTAAATAAGAGTTTGATTCTTTGAAAACTGAATACGATTTAAATAGTGGAATGGCCGGAAACTCTTTTTCGGGGCTCCGTATGTGAGGGGCTTAATGTTGGGGAAGATCCAATATCCACCACCAATTTTGTTGAATTTTATTTTGCTAGAGACTTGTTGCTATTTTTAATAGCATGAATTGAAATGCAACCGATGATGTCCACGTACGGCAAGGCTAGAAGGTTCAGTCCCTAAACAGTTCTGAATAGTGGACTAAAGATTTCTATGATTCAAAATCTTGTCATAGCTTAAATGTAAAGCCCCAGCATTGTAGTTGGGAGATGAAGCCTAACGAACTTCTGACTTGGCCAATTTGTCCTATGTTCTGAACAAAGAAATGACGGTTGCTCTCTATAAAGTAGAGCATGAATTGAAAGTGCTGGCAAAGCCGATAAAGATCCACCCCGGATGTGCAGAAAGTAAGGGACAAACGTTTTTGATACGTGCCGTATCCCAACTGGCTGGAGGAGCGGGACTCAAAATCCCGTGGACGGAAGTCCCACTGTGGGTTCAAATCCCACCGGCACGAGGAAGATTAGTTAAAGTACCTTTACGTGGTTTCATCTATAGGGTTGCGTGCAACTCTCGAAAGCTTTAACAAGATGATGTTTTGAATGATTTCAAGAAAGGGTCTACTGGTAGTTTCTTTGAAATACTTCTGCTTAGAAGTGTCGATTATACAAAGTTCTATTCCTTGTTCCAGACAAGCCGCAAATTTGCGGCTGTCGTTATTTTGAATATTGTCTAACTTATCTCCTCCGAAAATAGGTTCATAGTGAAAAATTCCATTCAGTTCAAAAGCAAGTCGGAGACTTGGAATGTAAATGTCTAGTTCTGAATTTATAGCATCTTTTCTGTTAAAATGGAATTCAAGGTTTGGGTGAAGTTCTGGAAGCTTCTTTTGAAGCCAAATTTCAAGTTTAGAAACACGGCTTCCTTTTGTCTTGTGAGTGTTGGAATAAGTACATGCACATGAATGACAACAAAAGTTGTGTTTCGTTTTTGAAATATTTGCTTTTATTTTTTTGAATTCTTTGCCACATTGTTCACATTTAACAAAAATTGGTGGATTATAATAAAGATTTCCACAAGTTGAAGAACAAAAATCACCAGTATTGTGACAAGTCCCTTTCATTATTGCTAATATCCGATTTTTACCTTGATAGAATGTTTTCCCACAGTGTTTACATTGTAACGGAAGTTTTTGGCGAGATTTGGCTTTTGGGAATTCTTCTGATGTATAAAGTTGTATCATAATCTATTCCTCCTGTGTATAATAAGAATATCGAAAATTGTTTTTCAAATCCAGCACGGGAGACCACTTTGTCGGCTATGGATAGGCTTCCTTCTACTTAATTTTGGAAAAACTAGCCTTCCGCTTTCCGACAGTTTCGAGGTATATTTCAATCGGTTAGAAAAAGCGGCCCATACCCGTTAAATCAAAGTTCGAGTCTTTGTACCTCGACCATCTTTATGTTCTTTATGTTCTTTATGTTCTTTATGCTCCTGTGGCGCAATTGGCAGTCGCGTTTGGCTAAGGACCAGATTGTTGAGAGTTCGAATCTCTCCAGGAGTACCATTTTAAATGGGGTCTTAGTCTAATTGGTTAGGCAACAGCTTTGCAAGCTGTGACTGAAAAGTCTATGCGAGTTCGAGTCTCGTAGGCTCCACAGTTTGATTAACCATTTAGTGGCGCATGAAATAGCAATGCCGCGTTAGCTCAGTTGCCTAGAGCTCTTCACTCGTAATGAAGATGTCGGGGGTTGGAATCCCTCACGCGGCTCCATTACTCGGTTACAACACACGTATGCACTAATATCCCTGTAGCTCATTTGGAAGAGCGTCACGCTACGGACGTGAAGGTGGTAGGTTCGAGCCCTATCAGGGATACCAAATTTATTTTGCGGGGTGGAGAAGTTGGAATCTCGTTAGGCTCATAACCTGAAGATCGCCCTTTCGATACGGGCCTCCGCATCCATATATGGAAGATGAATCAGTAAGGTTATTGACACTGTTTGCTAAACAGATGGCTCCCTAAAAAGAGTGGGAATCGTGTTCTCCGTCTTCCGCCATTTTTGTGTATTAGGTTAAATTAAAAACAAACCAAATAATCACTGTTGTTCCCATATAAGTGAACATGAATTGAAACCATAGAAATTTTTAAGAATCGTACCTTGTTTCTGGTGACAGACTGGACATCTTTGTTTCTTTAACCGGCGTGTCCATTACGGAACGCTTAAAGAAGGAGAAAAATATGACTAGTATGTTTCCAAATCTGTTTACAGAGAAGGCGTTTAGTGATATGATGGAAGTGCTGGATAGAAGTCCTTCACTTTACCATCAAGATGTTTCTGGATATCCAGTGGATATCGTAGAAGTTCTTTCAGAAGAAGGAACTGTATCTGCGTATGAAATTATTGTTGCTCTTGCGGGTATCAAGAAAGAAAACATTGATATCAGCATGGACGGCGATTATCTTACGCTGGTTGTAAAGAAGGTTTCCGAATCAGAAGATAAGACAAGGAAACTTATTCAGAAGGGGATCAGTAGCCGTGCTATGGAACTTAAGTATAAGCTCTTTGGCATCGATAACGCCGGGATCAAATCCAGCTTTAAAGATGGCTTGCTGACAATTGAACTTCCACTTCGGGAAGAAGTGAAGGTTCAGAAGATAGTTATTGAAGACTAAACAATTCGGAATAAAGATGTGCCGTTAAGGTTAGTCTCCGGACACAGGGTATGATTTTGGCGGTGTGGCGCAATTGGCAGTACGCGGAACACTCAGAATGTTCTTGTTGCGGGTTCGAGTCCCGCCACCGTCACCACTTTTAAAAAGAAAGGAAAAAAGATGAAGAAACTGATTCTTGTTTTGATGCTGTTGTTAGGGTTTAAGATGTCGGCAGTTGCCGAAACTAACGGGACGGAAATCTTTTATAATTACGGCAGTATCGTGACGAACCTGATGGATTTTTCGTATCTGTCTTATACGAATGTGTTTTGTGGTAGTTTTTATGTTAGGCCGACAATCACGGCATAAATCCTACGGATTTACACCGATTGATTGCAAAAGGAGAAAAAGATGGCTAATTTTGACAGTAATAGATTTGCAAGTAAGAACCAGACCTTTGAAACACCAGACCATTTGTTTAAGCTGGTAAACGATATTTTTCATTTTACCACAGATGTTTGTGCTTCTGTCGAAAATACCAAGTGTGCCGACTTCTATTCAGAAGATAATAGTTGTCTCGATAAAGAATGGTCTGGTGTTTGTTGGATGAATCCCCCATTCAAAGATATGAAAAAGTTTATCAAGAAGGCATTTGATGAAAAAGAAAGAGCTGTTACAGTCTGTCTTATTCCAGCAAGAACAAATACAAAATGGTGGCATGAATTATGTATGAAAGGTGAAGTCTGGTTCTTAGAAGGCAGACCCAAGTTCAAAGGGTGTATTCATGGCTTGCCACAACCTTTGGCTTTAGTTATTTTTGGAAAAGATTGTGGAATTATGCGGTCTTTCAATATAGAAAGAGGTCTAACAACTGCTTCAACCTGACGGCAAGCCACAGGTTAAGCAAATGATAATGATCAAATCACTTATACGAATGTGGAATTCGTTGCTATAGACAATTACTTCATGCTAAACCTGAATAGCAATCAGATGGAAATCGTCAAGGAAAGATTCCCGGGAAAAATCTTTACCAATTCTATAATCATCTATTGACGGAATACTTGATGGTTTAAAATCATATTCAGAAAAAGGAATAACATGACGTATCCAGAAGCGATATCGCATCACAAACGCAATGAACATGTAATATGTTGTTGTGGATGGCGCGGGAAAACCGAAGATATCTGGATTCATTTTGACAGAAATGAAATGGACTACATTTGTCTCTGTCCGAGATGTAGGAGCCCAAATCTTGAAAAGGATATTTCCAATTACTTTTCGGAAGAATTGGATTTCTGTGGTCTTTCTTAGTAAGAATTTTAGATGTTGGCATTACTACAAAGGTAGTGCGTCTAACTATGAAATAGATGAAGGATATATCCTTCATGCCGACCCAACATATACGTCATGACACCTGTTAGACGTTAAAAAAACAGAGTAAGCAAAACAAACAGAAGACCTGTGCGCCTTCGGCTTAACGAATTCCGACGTTTTCTACGTCGAAAATTCTGAACCATTCGATAAATGAGGATACAAATTCATGGCAAATATGGTTAAGTTCATTGATGAAAACGGTAAGGAATTCTTTTCCTGTTCCAGCGCAGAAGCAAGGTTCGCGATTCAGTCTGTTAAAGAAAAAAGGGAAAAGATAGATCCTGCCGAAAGGGAATCACAAAGACGGATAAAGGAAAGAGACTTCATTCTTTCCAAGTATACAGAAACCCAGGTAGAAACTATTGCTTGTGAAAAGCCATATATGGATGTAAATTTCATAATCGACTGCAAGGCGGAAATCGAGAAGCTGGACAAGAGGATTACGCATCTTTTCATGCATCCTAATCAGTATAATACTCTTATGAAGTGGGAAAGGGACATGTTAGAACCTGATTATAATAAGAGTTTATTGAAAACTGGCAGGGTGGCGGCACTTTGGGGAATGGAAGTATATGTTTCTAAAGAAATTCCAGAAAATGAATTGTATGAAGTTTCTCTGGAGACAGAAGAAGAATTCTTTGCGAAAAGATTTCAAATGGACCGGACGGAAGAAGTTGAAACCCTTTCTTCGATTGAAGACTATCTTGGGAAGATAATCGGAGAATTAGAAGACAAGAGAAATGAAATTATGTCTTCTAAATTAAATCGCTAAATATTACAAGAGTGGGGATTCCTTAACCGGGAGGGGTCTCCTCTTTTTATTTTCAAGCACTATTGACAAAACCGAATTTTTGTGACATCCTGTCTTTGTCAAATGGGAAAGGAATGTGTTATGTACGAAGACTATTCTGAAGTTGAACGTCACGGTGGAACAATGCACGGCGGTCTTTTCATTTCGGCAGACGAAATAGAGTGGATGGAAGAATTTGACAAACAGGAACGAGAAGATGATTTGAAACGATGGGCTATCGATAGCGCTAGGCGTGACATGCTTGCGCCGACTGCGTATGCATTGAACGGAAAGAAGATTTTCCGCAACATCTATACCGGAGATCTGTGTTTCGCGGATGGTTCGGAAGTAAAGTAAAAAGAAAGTAGGTAAGAAATGTTCAATTTTGTTCGTGGGTTTATTATGTTTGTGTTTACTCTGATGATTCTGTCTTTTCTAGCGTATGGAATTATCTTCTGCGGAATCATTCGGGTGGCGGCTCCCGTGGTCAAGGATGTTCAACAGAGCGGTCTGAAAGGTGTCGTGGATAAGATTTGGTATGGAGAGGTTGGTAATACCAATCGGTAATTTTTGTGGGCATGAGGTGTAACGGTTGCATTGCAGGTCAGCGGGGAAACCCGTACCGGAGAGTCTCTGCCGGGGGAGTTGGTTCAATTCCAACCATGCCCAATTTATCAAAGGAAGTGAAATGCATATTTTGTGTTCTTTTTTATATACACTGTTTGTTTTGTTTCTTTTAGTATTCGCTTTCTATAGTCTGGTTAGGCTAGGGGAAAATATACGGGAACCAATGTCTAAAACCAAGTTTTGCTTTTTTGTTTCTTCGGTGGTCCCTTTGGGTGGATTGTATTCATGGGTTTTTTATATGACTGTATCTATGATTGGTTCCACGGTGTAAAAGTTATTTCTGTAGAAAAGCCTAAGATAAAAGTGCTAGGGAAAACAAAATACGAATTGCCTGTTGTTACAAAGGAATAAATATGAAAATCAACGAAATCAAAAAAGAAATCGACAGGCTTAGCGACATCTATACCATCGCAACTACGCATCCGGAAATTAGCGCGCAAATCAGGGTATTCGTCGCCGCGAATGAAAACCGGGTTAAAGAATTGCAGGATCTTCTTCGAAAGAAGCAGGCGGAGAACCGGGTTCCTAAACGTTGGCCGGAAGATACTCCCAAAGAACTTATTGACTCCTGTAACTTCTTTTGGAACGGGACAGAAGAGCTCTTCAGGTTTCGAATCAATTGTTGGAAAGGCGATTTGGTTTGGATGACAATTCCAAGCGGAGGTTACAGTAACAACATGGGTTGGAACAAAACACAGTCGCAAAATGCTCTTTACCGACTGAGGGCTAGAAGCTGGTATGGCAACACACGTCCTCTTATCGAGTATCGTGGAGGTGTCAGTAAAAAGCAGATGCTTGCAGATATCGAAAAGTTCTCTAAGGAGTTTGGAAATGAAAAAGCTTGAACTTAAGTCAGATCAGTTATTTCAGGTTAAGATTTTAGCAAAGAATAGATACCGTCCTATGTTTTATTGGGACGTAGACTGTCTTAAGACTTACAGTTCAGAAGTTGTTACTCTTGTGGTTTCTCTTCTGAGAAAGCGTACTATTTCTTATTTTGGGTTGAAACATGAAGGTCTTGATTTCGATCTAGAAGAAAATTCATTGGAAGACTATTTTAATGGATTAGTTGTAGAAAGCAATTTACGAAATGCATCTAGCCTTCCAAATAAAGGATGGAACCTTTTTGTAAACTCTCTGTTTAATTCTGTTCCCAATCAGCCCCTTACGTCTTGGGTAGGTAGTGATAAAGACTTACTAGAAAGTGTCCAAAGCATTTGGGATGACATCTTCAGCAAGTTGTAATTCGAACTTTATCTGATAGTCCCACCATCTATCAGATATGCGCAAGAACTTCATCAAGTGCGACGGTGGTAGAAAGGCAGCGGGATTCAAGGGCGTTACCTGCGACTGTGTATGCCGAAGCATTGCTATCGTTACGGGTAGGCCTTATCTTGAAGTCTACAATGAACTTAAAGTTCTTTGTAAGAAAGAAAGAAGGCTTAAAACAAATCGTAGGTCTTGTCATCGGACAGGTATTCATACCGGTCACAAATGGTTTAAGGATTGGATGTCTGAAAACAATTTTGTGTGGATAAAGTCTAGAAGGGGTAAGCTAAATTTCAGTCAGGACAATCTTCCGATGGGAAGACTAATCGTGTTTATTGAGGTTTATGTACATTACGCAGCGGTTATTGACGGAATCGTGTATGACACATGGAATCAATATATGGATGATGACAATACGATTTCAGGATATTGGAAATTAGATAAGGAAAATTGATAGAGTATATAAAGGAGTTGACAAATGAACTTTTCAATTGTGCCCGTACAAGAACAAAAACAAGGAAGGACAGATTTCTATCTGATCGCTGTTTCTCCAATAAACGGAAGAACGGCTTATCAGTATGTCCACGATCCATTACATAAAAACAAACCTGAAGGAAGTGGTTGGGAATCTACTGATTTCGGGTGGAGCAAAGATAAAGGAAATTCTTCCGGCGCGCAAATGACATTCAGCCCAGAAGTAAATGTTCCAGTCTTCAATAAAGAAAAGACAGAAGATAATATTAAGAAACTGTCAGACCATATTTCTTCGGCGATTAAAGAAGCGCTCGGCAAAGAAGTCGGACACAGGATTTCTTCACGTAAATCAGGCAGATATATGGAAGCTGGTGTTATTTATAAGGAAGCGAGTTTTTCTGTAGATATTAAAGACATTAATGAAGAACAGGCGGAGAAGATTGCCAGGAAAATCGCGGACAAGATGCAACAAAGCTCAGTCCTTGTTTTTAACAATGATACGAGAAAGGTGAATCTTGTATTCTCTTCCGGAAGAGAAAATGAAGATTTCGAGTTGACTCCACAAAGCAAAGAATTTTTCCTGAAGTCTACCGGAAATAACAAACAGACGATTGAAAAAATAGACGAAAGTGTCAGATCCGCAATGGGGAGCAAGGTGACCGGTTGGACAACAAGGAAAATTAAACAGGCTCGTATCAGAATCGGGAAAGACAGTTACATCAATACAAGTCATGCCGTTTCTCTTCATGGGATTGAAGAAGAAGATGCAGAAAAAATTGCCAAGTACTTGACAACAGCCTTTGAAACTGATATCCTTTGTGTTGATTTAAAAAACAGATCAAAGAAGATAATCAAGAAAGGTTAAGACACATGAGAATTGTGAAAATTGGCGGAAAGTGGTATGTCAACCGCTGTGGAGGGGTTGGAATTCAGGGAAAAGAAGCACTGGATTCGGAATTCCGTGAATTTTGCCATTTACGGCAGAATAAAGAAGGGTGTAATTGTCCACTGCTTAATGACAAGTTAGGGACAAAGTATTTCGGCAAAGAAGAAGATGTCATTGAAATTGAAGAAGATGTTGCGATGGCATTGTTGCGAAATTGCCGATAGCTGATTCTATCTTGTGTCGCCGTGATTGATTTGGATAAGAAAAAGTTTTTATAATTAATTCTATTAGACACATGCCCCTGTAGCTCAGTTGGAAGAGCGCGACGGTCCTAACGTTGAGGTCGCTGGTTCGAACCCGGTCAGGGGTACCAATTTAGATGGAGATTTAGTTTAACTGGAAAAAACCAGAGAATCATAATCTCTTAATATCGGTTCGACTCCGGTAGTCTCCACCAGATCCACTGCTTGGAATAAAATGACAGCGCAGGCCTTGCGATAGTAGGCAATATTGCCCTATTGTGTAATTGGTAGCACGAAACGCTCTGGACGTTTAGGACTGGGATCGTAACCTGGTAGGGCAACCAAAATCTTCTTATTTGTCTGAATGGCCCTGTGGTGTAACTGGCAAGCACACGACTCTTTGAAAGTCAAGGACAGAGATCATACCTCTGCGGGGCTACCATGTGAAGCCAACACATGTTCAATCGGACACTTGGCTAATCAGCAATTTGAAGAAATGAATTTTGAATTTATTTTTGTGGCGACGGCGTGGAAAGGCGCGTGAACCGTAATGTGGCCCACACGGCAGGCGAGTTTCGGGATAATCCCGACTGAAGCATAAAGGGTACGGTATCACAAGAGACACGCAGATATATGGCACTGTTGTACGAGGGTTGATGTCCGGTTTTGGTAACAGAACGGTTTCTGGACATCGCAAGTCTGTTGGGACAAGGCCCAACGATAGATGATTGTAGTCACTCGTGCGAACTATCTGACTTCCGGTATGGGGAAGGCTTGACCTTTTTCGATTGTCAGAAAAGGAAACAACACAGCTAAAGTAGCGTTTAGCTCGCCACACAATTTAACTTTTTAGGATAGGAAAAGGGAAAAATATGAAAACAGAAATACTTCAAGCGTATGTCGAAGGCTGTGTAGATGAAAAGAGTTTATTTAAGCGTTTGGAAAAAGCAATGAAGGAAGAATCTCAACTAGAAGAATACGAATTAGGTGCAGATATCCCTAATTTAGATATCAATCCAGATGCGCTTAAGTTTTGATTTGAAAGGAAGCCTAAACGTAAAAAACTTGTTCTTGACCACTTGACATCCTAACCCGTATTTGTTATATTGTCTTCATTCAAGGGAATAAAGAAGGAAATAATGGCAAAGAAACTTTCAGACAAGACTTATCGCAACTGTTTGGACGAAAAGGGCAATTGCCCCTATGTTGTGTTCAATCAGTGGAATGTCGCCTGTTGTAGCATCGATAATATCTGTCAAGTTGAACACTATGGGTGTACTCCTGATAAAGAATTGGCAAAGAAAGCAAAAGGCGAATGAAATCAATCACAGATAGAGAAAAACAAATGGTTAAGGCATCACTTCACCTAGCCGAAATCGATTTAAAGTACGGATATGTTCCAGACTATGAATTAATCAACAACAAGTTTGATCTAACTCCTGATGAAATGCGGGAAATTCGAGACGCGGTACAAGAAAGCAGGTAGGACATGAATGTCACAGTGGATATTTTTGAATTTAATAAACTTTTGGAAAGTCGTCTTACTGGTCTGTTCTCGGCTAGAAAGAAGTACTTCTTTAAACAATATCGTCTCGAATACCGCAAACTCGTAAAAGACTTTCTCAAAACTTCATGGTTTTCTAAATGGCTAAATAGTGTTGACCATAGTCATCTCGGGCTTTGGTTACGGACGAATGCAAGAATCAAAACTTATAACACCCAAACATATAAAGACTTTTCGAAATCTATTGATAATGTGTTTGATGCGTGGGAGGCAATTCTCGTGTCTACAAAGCACGTCACTAAATGTAATTATAACAGTACAAAGGTTGAATTACCCGTTGTTTCAATAAAAATCGGTAATGTTGTTTTGGAATTGTAAAAGGAAGAAACAACGAAATGATGGTGATTACGAAGAAGAACTTTCAGATAGTTCAAAAGGAATTATCAACAAGTCAAAAAAGCAAATAGAAAAAGCTCTTAGTCGGGTTTTTTACTGAAAGGAACAAAGAAATGGACAGAAAAGTGTACGATGATGGAAATTCATTTGATATCAAAAATATGGCTGATATCAAAAATGTGGTGAAGAAACTGGGTATTTTATCAGGAGGTGTTTTATCAGTTGCCTTTATTGTTATCCTCGTCTTCCGCTTGCTTTGGGTAACAGGAGTCGAAAAACATGAATTCGCCTATACGTTTGACAGACTTGACGGAAGCATTTCAGAAATTACAAATTCGGGATGGATTATTAGAACTCCTATTCGATATAAGGTTTATACTGTTGACTGTCGCCCGATTCAGATTACAATTAGTGCGAATCAACGAGTTCTCAATGCCAAACTTGTTAGATTCAATCCTAGAGATCTGAAGGAATTTATTGAATGGCATGGAGCAGGTGCTGGGAGTGGGATCAATTCCCCACTTAACGAAATCCTAAAGTGCTATGCGTTCGATACAGTTAATGGAGCCGATTGTCCATTTCTTGAAGTTTTGCAAGACATTTCTCCCAATCAAGGGATGATTAAAACAAATGAAGGGAAATAAAACCTGAGCAGAGGTGGCGAATTATTGTAAAGGCATCAGAAATTGAACAGGAATAACAGGAAAGGCAATGAACAAAAAATGAGCGCCCAGAACACAACGCAAATCACGAATGAAGGTTGCCTCAGTCGCTTGGCTAGTCCCTGCTGCGGATCTTCAATGAGGCATATGCACGATTGTGCTTACGGACTCGAAGGGGCTCATATCAGCGGTAGCGAACGGCTCGAATGCTCGAAGTGCGGAAAACGCTTTGGGAAACGAGAGTCAGCCGAGCTAGGGTTTAAGTTTTTTGTGGACTAACAGTACGGTTTATCGTTTTCATTGGTGCAGCGATTGGCGACTGTCGCTATACCTCTTGAAAAAAGGAAAATTAAATTACATCTTTTGCCGTACTTTGATTGGGAACTTGTTTCACAGTATAAAGATTCGGCGCGTGGAAGAAGTGTAATAGAAGTTCCTGCTAGTTTTAAGTTATGGTTAAGATTTTTGTGTTTTTCTGGTGTTTAGAATTTTGAACAAAAGGAACAGTCATGAACTATTATGGATTTGATATCAACGGCGTTTATCAAGATAACAGAGATGGGACAGAGTATTTCGGAAGCGTTTTAGAAGACACGAATCCTTGTCTCGGTTATGTTCTATTTCTTGGTTTCTGGAAATTTGAAATCAAAACGGTTTTAGGTAAAGCAAAGGAAGAAGGTAAGTTTGGAAGGGTAGATACGACAATAACTGAAAAAAGCATGTCAATATTTCAGTATTTCTTTAGAATTCTTCCTTATGTGTTAATGATTGGTTTGATATATATGCAATGTTTCAATTATCTTAGAAGTTATGAAGTCGGTTTGGCCAAAAATCTTGTTACTAAAAACGTTTGGTTGCAAGATGGAAAAGGTTTCCATTTTACAAATCCATTTGTCTTTGTGGCAAGGCTGGATACACGTCCTACGAGAGTCGGCGTCCATTCGAGTTCTAAGACTGCAAATCAGAAACTTGTTCAATTCCAACCAGAGCATTGGGAATCATTCGTCAAAATAGAAGGTTGGCGGTACTATTGGTGGGACAACAGATTGTCCTTTAATATCGGCTATCCTGATGAATATCGTGGCTGGCGTGATGTTTGTCGTGGATATGCTTACAGCACAAAGAAGTATCCGTTCTTTAAAATAATTGAAGAGTATTGACAGGATAGAACGTTTTTGATATTGTATCTGCGTTTAAGGGAATACTCGTTAAACCCTTTATTGAAAAGGACGGTATGAATAATAAAATAGACTTTTCGAAAGCGCTTCCAATTGGGACAGTTCTTTCGATTGATTCTTATAAAGGATATTGGAAAATCATAGGAGTTCCTTTTGAGAATATTCGCCGATGGGTTTCTTACCCTGTAAAAAAATGTTCTAAAACTGGAAAAGAATTTCGAGAAACAAGTGGATTTTCTTTTGATGCCATTCACAGGAACTTGGAAAACGGAACTACGAAAATCATTACATCTGTTGGTGTCGGAACAAAAGCAGATATCGATAACGGAATTCTAGAAGGTAAAAAGAAGCGCAGGATTCAATACCTTAAGGCACGTATTGAGAATATGCAAAAGGAGCTTGCTTCTCTTGAAAACCAAACCACCTAAGTGGGAATGTTGAGTCGTTAAATGGCACATACAAGAAAAGATAGTTATGTCAAATGCAATGACAGATGGGATCATCTCCGTCCAGAGAATAAGAGATTCGTATGCCGTAGGGAACGGAACGAAGCCAAGCGCATGATTCGTGATGAAATTGAATGTCCGGATGATGTCGCAAATAAAGGTCTTGGCCTTACTAAGGCCGTGTCTACAATGCGCAAGCTTATTTCCGAGAAGGGTAAATCTGTCATTCCTGAGGGTTGTTATTGCTATGATGAGAATGGCTGTTGCCCGTATTGGGATAGCGCTACAAATCTAGAGAAACAGAGTAATGGTTTTTGTTGGCTATTGGGAAAAGGCGACTGGATGCAGCCAGAAGAAGGCGGGACATTCCTCCTTTGGGATCAATGTAAAGAATGTGGGCAAAACGAAAGTGATGAAAATTATGAATAATGGAAATTTACGGTTCGAAGGGACCTTTACGGGTTCTGAAACCGTTTTGACAAAAGATGGTACTTGGAAGACCGCATGTGACTTGAAGCCGGGAGACGAATTGTGTATAGGCGGAACAATCGTAAAAGTTTTAGGGAAAGAAGATGTCAAGGATGTTGGTGACAGAGATGTGGTTCCAGACAAGACGTCTCTGTTTCAAAAGGAAGGCCTAAATATGGAGACAGGATATACCGATGCAGAAATTTTCACAGAAGTCTTTAACGCTGAAATGAGTCCGTTTTGTCTGATGTCTGAAGCCGCGAAGAAAGTCATGCTTCAATATTCCAAATACGCAGAATTGTATAATATAGATTTTCATACTTGGACATGTGTCCATATCCCTTATGACCTATGGAATGAAGAAGCTTATCGATTGCCTTTAGAATTCCTTTCTCAGGTTGTTGAAGGCTATCGTGTTCAGAAAATCAGCGGGAAACCATTTAAATCTGGTAACAAAATCGGGACAATCAAGAAGCTTGTTGTAAATGAACAGTGTCCCAAGAAGAGTCTTGCATACACATTTGAAGAAGACGACTCTTGTGTGAATATTGAAATGTGTGAGATGTTTAAAGAGAATCATCATCCCTGTTGTAATTATTGGATGAATGGTCCAGTAAGTCGGTGCCATCAATGTAAAGATATCTATGAAAAAGAAAAACGAAAAGAAAATGAAATCTGATTTCGAAAAGATGGTCAAAATTGATTGGCCAAAGATTTGGGAAAAGATCGGAACAAATTCCTTGCATATGGTTGAATGCGACGACGCTGAAGGTTATTTACATGTCGGGGTTAGTTGTGACGGAGACTTCCATCTTAATTTAGAACGTGGAAGAAACCAATTAGGAATGACACCTTCCTTTAGGGCAAGGACATTCGCAGGTGGCGGAATGCATGAAAAGGTTAGGCAGGCATTGGCACTTCTTACTCTAGCCATTATTGAAGACACACAAGAAGGAAAGTGAAGACATATGTAAAACTGACAGAATTGTAGTACAATTGCTTATGGATCTTGCCGGGAGACGGGGTTTTGATAACGTTTTGGATTCAATTGATGACGGAATCAAGGAAGAAATCGTACAGAAATGGAAAGATATTATCAACTATGTTCTGAATAACGATTAATTATTGATATCCTTATTTCACTTTAGGAGGATAAGGATATGAAAACAGAACTTAGAAAGATCGCAAAACTTCTTGTCGCTGCGGGCGGGAAGGACATAGACGCAGAAATCGTGGATTTCTTTAGCAAGAAGGAATCTGTAAATGACAATGATATTCATGCGTTGGCAGAAAAATTAGGATTAGACCCGCACGAATTTGAAGGCAGGATATACGGAATCCTATCTGGTTTTCTTCACCAGGGTAAAAGTAAGGGGAATGGTTTCGGAAGTCATGGTATTCCAGACAAGGATTTGTTTGATAAGGCAGTCGAAATTGAAATGGAACACACGACAATTCCTTCCCTCGCAAAGAAAATTGTCAGCGATCACGTAGCGGAAGCAGGATGGGGATATTACACTGCACTCATTGAAATGGAAAAGAAGCTGAAGGCTTAAATAAGCTTTTTTGATATGAATATTTAATGGTATATAAGGATTTTCTGATGCCTTTAAATATTGTCAACGGGATAGGTAATAGTCATAAACATAATTTCAGAAGAAGAATTAAAGCCAAATTAGTCCAGGCTTTTGGCGGGAAATGCTGTTGTTGCGGATATGAAAAAAGTCTGTGCAGCCTTACCTTTCACCACCTTGACCCAATGCAAAAAGAATTTACCATTGGCAAGGTGAGGCTGACAGAAGACGATATGGAAAAGCTGATTATAGAAGCTCGGAAATGCGTGATGGTTTGCAACAACTGCCACGCCGAGATAGAAGCCGGTTTAACAGGAGTCCCCGAAACACATCCTGAATTTAATGAAAAGCTTTTTAGGAAATTTTTAAAAGATCTGAAAAAGAACATAGATAATCTTTGATTTTTAAGGGGTGATTAGTACGGTATGTTTGAATATGCCGGAAATTTGGAATGAATAGAACTTCCAGACTGCTGGCCGTGTCCTTAAACCGGGCACGGTAGTTCCTGTGTCTCGAAGCCGGGAATGGACCCGACTGGGATTGAGAGTCCTACGCGGGTGGTGATACGGTTTAGGTCATGGATAAATTCTTGGCTAACCGTTAGGGTTAAAGACCATGTGTCTTGTTTATCTTAGGACAAAAATCAACAAGACCTACCCTTGAACTGTTGTAAAACAGAGTAGCGGCACCCCTTATTTCTTCCTATTGACAGATATAAGAAAGAATGATATATTGAAATGCCAAAAAGAAAGACAAGGGTTTATGGGAAATCTTCGTGTAGTCGGTGTAACACTTATCGGCGGCAGCTATGAATACAAAACGGGTTTCAGACACCCTGGTAGTAATATCGCCTTACTATCTGACGGGACGCGCTTCTGTGTCGCAGAAGAGGCCAGCGAGGGCATTACGGGGCTTCTCAACTATATCGACAAAGCAAATAAGAATATTGACACATCTATTTTTAGGAAACGAATAGAAGCTTGGGTCAAGACGGGAACCATTCCCACAGAAAAGGAAGTAAAGGATTGAAAACTAAAACAGAAGCGATTTGGCCGATATTAGGATGCCTGATAAAGGCACAGGAATTTTTGAAGACAGAAGAAAACTACCACTGTGTCAACAAAGAACAGAAAGATTTCCTTCATTTGTTTTGGAAATGGAATGAGGATTTGGGAAAGATTCCTGTAGAATCACGGGCTGATTTAAGTTCAGACGTAATCAACACTTGGTTGGCCGAAAAGGGATTTGACATAAAGTTAGATCCGGTTTGCGCTCCTGGATTCGCCGTTGCGTCTATTCTTGATGCTTTAGTTGAATGGAAGTCAGACGGCAAACAATGTAAAGTTGATTGTTTTTACGGTAAACAATATGACGGCGTAAGGATGGATTCTGGATACCGGATTCTTTATAGCCCGGAAGTGGGTCAGTATTTACAAGTCTATACCAAGACGGGAGAATCCGTAAATATGGCCGTCTGTGACCCCGCAGGAGATCTAGATAATTTCGGACTCACAAGACTTGCGATGAAGATCAATGACACAATGATACCCGATTCTTTTCATCCATCTTATATCAGTTTCCCAATGATTGATTGTGACCAAAATCCTGATATTTCTTTTCTCAAATGTTTAGAAATCAAAGGTTTCAACATCGGGGAAGCTTTACAAAAAACACGTTTCCGAATGAATGAAAATGGAGCGAGGGCTCAAAGTGCTGTGGCAATGGGATTCCGTTGCCTGTGTTGTATTCAACCGACTTTCTTTAACATTGACAGTCCTTTCCTTCTTTGGATTAATTCTCCGAAAACAAGATATCCTATTTTCACCGGGTACTTTACCCAAGAAACGTGGAAGAAGCCTAAGGATCTGAAGTAATATGACAACTGAAGAATTTATTGAACTTGCGTTGCGCAAACATGGAGATCTTTTAGTACAAATACCTCCTGAACCAAATGCCGGAAGACATGGATACCTGTGTACATGTATTCTGTGTCGAAGGGATCGGAATAAAGATGAAGCTTTTCAAAACTGGCTTTTGGGGAGAAGGGATGTTGAAATCTTTAAAGCGAATATCGTAGGACTTCAGATGATGCTTAAAGAAAATGCTTCCCAAGAAGAAATTGAAGAAAAAAAGAAAATTATTAGACGCTGGCTTGACTTATAAGAGAACAAGTGATACCCTTCTGTCAAATCGGAAGGACTTCGGGTATGTTTTTGAATAAAGTTGATAGAATCGTAGTTTTAATTGATGGAGAAAACAGTCAGGCAAGACATCTTCAATCAGTGATGGAATCGGCAAAACGGCTTGGAGACATCACGGTAAAACGGCTGTATGCTGACTTTACTACCCCGGCCACCGCAGGGTGGAAACAAGCATGTATTGAAAACGATTTAGAAATCAGGCATCAATTTGCCCTTGTCAAAGGAAAGAACACCATTGATATTGAAATTGTCATGGACGCGATGGAAATCATGTACAGCCGTAGCGCAGAGGCCGTTTGTATCGTCAGTTCTGATAGTGATTTCAGAGGGCTTACTCTCAGACTTAAAAAGTCCGGGATTAAAGTCTATGGATTCGGAAACGCCACGACGGTCCCTTATTTCCGTCAAGCCTGTGATAAATTCTTTTTCCTCGGAGAAAAGAAGAACATCGAAACTGTCATTCCTGAAATCAAGAAATTGATTGATTCTTCAAAACCGGATGACAGTGGATATATCTATCTTCCGACTTTTGGAACCTCGTTGAAAGCGGCTTTACCAGACTTCAATTTCAAGGATTACGGTTTCAAGACGATGAAGGCGTTTTTTGAAAGTCGTCCGGAGATGTTTGAAATTCAAGTAAGAAACGCAGGTGTTTTTGAGAAGCATTTTGTCAGGAATAAGCCTATTGAAAAGAAAATTGTGTGTGAAGAAGCAGGGTATGAACGGGATATCATGGCTTGATCAAGGCTTGATTATGGCTTGATCACAATGGAAGTAAGCAAATAAATGAAAGAAATCAGTTTCAATGTATGCCGTGCCAGATATTTAAACAAAGAACTCAACCTCAATAGGGAAGAAAGCGTTGTATCGAAATCCTAAATACTTATGGCAGGTGTAATACGAACTATACCGATCTAAGGAATTTCGGAGAACTTTGGGGGAATCAAGTAAAGCGGCCTTGTTTTGAAGGAGAAGGCCTTTGGCTGACTAGAGACCATTTTTCTACTGAACTAATTCCCGTCTGGTTAAATAACTAAAGTATCCCTATTGACTTCTGTAAGCCTTTGTGCTATATTGTCTTCATTCAAAAGACCCCAAGAGGGTCTTGATAACCTAAAAAGGAAGAAGACTATGGAAACGATTGAAGAAGTTCTCGGTAAGGCGGATGTTGTTCGAGAGGTTAAGGCCCGCAGGGTTCTGAATGTCAGCGACAAAGACAGTGGCATCACCTTGGAAGAGATTGAAAAAAAGGGTGTCACGATTGAACGTCTTCTCGGTCTGGATGTCCCGGTATTCACCTATGGCGGTCAAGTCACCATTCACGGCAGGTTTAATGATGATATCAGTTCCGATCTTCGCGTCGCCGGTTATAAATCAGTCTTTAAGAACGGCAACGGAAGTCTCGGAGTCCGTTATGTCGCCGTTGACGGCGAAAAGAAACGCAGGCTTGAAGACATTTGCAGTCTCGGTGGGTGGTGGCGGATTACGATAGACAGCAAGGGTTGTCAGGCATACCGTTCTTTCAACGATAAACAGGCTTGCCTTGATTGCTACAACAGCGCCCCGACTGATTATATCGGAACCAAGTACGCCTTCCGCAGCGTCTATGGACGGTTTTATGTTGTTTCGGAGATCGGTGCCATCTATGAAAAAGATTTCTGGCGTCTTGCGGAATCCCTTAGCGGTCTGAATGAAGACGGGTACAAAAAAGCTTGTGAGGCTCGTGAAGATAAGAGGGAAGACGATAGGCTCCGTTACGAGGAAGAGAACAAGAACCGCCTTGCCAAGGAAGCAGAACTTTTGGCAAGGCGTGACGAAATCAAGTCTGGGCTGAACAAGAATTTGGAATCCGCTGGATACAAGAAGGTTGCCTTCAGCGGTCCCGGAACCTATGTCTATGCCTTTGCTTCGAAGTTCTGTTCCGACAAGATCGGGTATAACGTGGTGGAAGTCAAGAAGGGTGGCTTCGGAAGGACTTTGGAGCGTCATGTCCTTGTAAAAGACATTGCGGACATCCGTAAGGCGGTCTTTGATGGAAAGGTTAAAGTTATTGATGACCGAAACATGGAAGTTATGAAGAAAAAGGTTGTCTTCAAGGTCTAAAAAGACTACCCTATCCACTTGACAGGATAGGGGATTTTTTGTATAGTATCTGTATCAAAAGAACAAATGTCTTTAAAGAGAGGTTCTGACAAATGACCAAAGCAACTGAAACCAAGCCCGGCGTTTTTTTATTGGAGAATGACAAGACCTATGTTGAATACGATGCCAATGAAAAGGTTATTTTATGTAGGGATAAAGTTGACAGGAACAATGAACCTGCTTTCCTCACGACTTCGAAACGTGGTTTGAAGAAAGTTTGGCCGATGATCGAATTTTCCTTTACGGAAGAGACTCGCATAGGTGGAATTCAGCAACAGTGTATGGGACAGGGCATTCGCACCCATCGTTGGTGCATGATGGACTAATCTAGGAGCTGTATGAAAACAGAAGCACAAGTTAGCAAAGAATTCATTGATGATCTTAAGTCCCTGCTTAAAAAGTATAACGCAGAAATTGGAACGTTAAATCATTGGATGGGACATGCGGAATGTGGGAGTGACATCCGCATGACAGTATATATCCCCGGTGTTTATCAAGACGGCGAAACAATTCGGGAATACACCGAAATTGATCTCGGAGAATCTTTCAATTTTAAAAGTTAGTAACATGCATATCCTTGGAAATATACCCAGAGAACCTTTCTACATCGCCTGTAGTGGAGGTGTAGATAGTATGTTTATGCTGGACTTCCTCAGCAGATATCCGCAAAACCATTTTGAAATTTTGTTCTTTAATCACGGGACTTCTGATTGTCATAATGCAGAAGCGTTCCTTCGTAAGTTTTGTGATGAAAAAAAGTTTGTCTTGCATGTCGGGAATGCAAATCGAGAAAAGGACAAGAAAGAAAGTCAAGAAGAATACTGGAGATGTATCAGGTATGACTTTCTGAATCGGTTTGCTGACCGTCCGATCTTGATGGCGCATAATCTTGATGACGCCGTTGAATCTTGGATCATGTCTTCCATCAAAGGTGGAAATCCCGTTCTCTTGCCCTACAGGCGCGACAACGTAATCCGTCCATTCCTTACAGTAACTAAGAAACAAATTCAACACTGGGCTTCTAGAAACGGTCTTGTGTGGTGTCAGGATGAAAGCAACGGAGACACCGTCCATTTGAGAAATTATGTCAGACATATAGCAATGCCGATGATTCTACACATCAATCCTGGTATCCATTCGATGATCAGAAGGAAAATCATTGAAAGGGGAATTTGCTAAGATGAACAAAGTACTCTATTCCGGCAGTTTCAACCCATTCCACAACGGTCATTTATACGTTTACAATTTGTCCTGTCAGATGTTCGGAAAAGAAAATGTTTGGCTTGGTATCGGACAGAACAACATCAAAAAAACGCAGAACGGCGAACATCTTCGAAGGTCTCTTGTCCCTATCACCCAAAACGTCATCGTCTATGACGGGCTTACGGCAGATGTAGTAAAGAAACATGGTTTTAATTTGCTTGTGCGTGGAATCCGTCCAGGCAGAAGTCTTGAAGACGAACAGGATTTGATGTATTGGAACCACAAGCTTTGCGGTGTCAATACAATTTTTATCCCTACACCCCCTGAAATCAATCAAATCAGCAGCGGGGCTATCCGGGTTTTAGACCAATATAATCAAAAGCAAGAAATTTTCACCTTGATGAACAAGGATGTTTATCTTAGGTGGAAGAACAAAGAACCTCTTATCCCGATTGTCTTTGGACGCAGCTGTTGTGGAAAATCAACATGGATGAAGAAAAACTTTTATCGTGTTTGGGAATTTGACAAAGAATTTGGAAAGTATCTGGATGCAGACAAAGACAGTCTTGGAAAAATTAAAGACTTGTTCTATCAGAAGTCTGATGAATTCTTGTTTGAAACACATTCGTTAATTTCATCGGCTAATTGGGAAGGATTTGCTGATGATATGATTGGTAGGAAAGAGAGTGGTCAAGGACTGTGCCTTGATATTCCTATGCTTGGAATGTATTGGGATTATGTTCCTGATAGACTTAAAGGTTGTCTGGATCTTATTCGGTTTGAAGCCGAATTTGAAACTAGAAAACTGTTTTCTCAGAAGAGAGGGGCAAATCCAAATCTGATCGAATGCAGTGACTATTTCTATAAAGAAATGCCCTTCTGGGATTGCCAATTCGAAATCTATCCAGAACAAACGGAGGTTTTTAAGTAGTGAATGGGAAAAAATGGACATGCGAATTTGATGAAACAGGAGGTTATGATTGTACTTCTTGCGCATATATCATCAAAGAAGATGGTTTCGAAAGACTAAGGATTGATAATCTTCAGTTTCGTTACAAGACGGCATGGGACAGGAATGTCCCTGATGTTGAAATGACGGCTTTGGCAAATAAGATTGTCAAACTTCTTAATGAAGAAGGGGTCTAAAAATGGAAGAACAAAAAAATGAATATGTGCTTCAGGCGATTGTGAAGTCTGAAGATTGTGTTTATGTCAAGGGGATTAAGTGTGATTTTTACACAAACACCATTAATTTGAGCTATTTTCTTATTGATGATTGTGTCCCTGTTAAAACAAATGAACAAAGATGGTTCAGGGTTAATTCTATTCCGAAGAGTTTGAAAATTAAGGGAAGTGATAAATCGACGAATTATAGATTTACTCTTAAAAACGGAATAACACCTTCTGCTCTTTTACCGGAGAAAATTGAATCCGAAGGATCTAGTATTCCAGAAGAATATGAGAACGTCGCCGGTTGTTATAAAATGGAATGCGACACCATCCCCGGTGAATGGGAAGAACGACCTTTCACCTTGGAAATCATCTATAAGAGCAATGATTTCGAATGGTTGAAAACTGTTTATCCCCACCAGCATTTCCTTTTAGATCAAATTGAATGTCCGTCAGACCTTCTTGATTCTATAAAACCCTGTATTGCCGATAGGAAGCAGATGTATACCTTTATCAGGGATTACATCAAAAAGAACATCAACCCCAAAGTCGCGTCAATCACCAGTGACTATGATTTCGTTTTCACCGTAGCGCGTGACGTTAAGCTTTATGAACCGATACATACCGAAAGAAACGCAGGGACATCAAAGCGCCCTAAGTGGGTTAATGACATCAAGGATAAAAAGACTATTATGATCTATAGTATCACTACAGAAGCTTCTTATTTAAAGGGCGGTTGTCATTATCCCGATCCTGTCATCGGGAAGAACGCAAAAGATTTGGATGAAAAAATCAACAAGACTTTGGAAGAAATCATGAAGGAAATCAACAAGGAATTTTGTGAATGCCCAACCTGTAAAGGATGGGGATATGTGGAGGTAAAATGAAGAGGATTTTCAAAAAAGAAGAATTGCTAAATCTTGATCTGCCTTATGAAAACTGCATTGTTGACACGATTATAGAGCAAAAGAGATGGTCAACAGTACATAAAATTGTTTTTCAGTATGACGGGCGGTTTTATGAAACCACATACCAAAATGGTTCTACAGAAATGCAAGAAGAACGTCCTTGGGAAGACCAAAAGGAAATCGAATGCTGGGAAGTAGAACCGAAGGAAAAGAAAATCATTTGTTGGGAAAGAATTAAGGAGAACTGATATGTGTAAATTTTGCGGACATGAACGTCATATGTGCAATGATTATAAGACA